TTCATGTTGTCCCTTATGTCGTAAAGTTAAAAGTTTAAAAGTATTGCCTCAATTAACATTCCAGCTGCAATAAAATAAGCTATTATGCTAATGATTAATTCTATTTTGTGCTCTGTTTTTTGATAGTGGTCCATGGTTTATATTTCTCCACTTAATTCTTCTAAGGTTTTACCGGTCCAATCCTCTATCCGTGGTCCATGGCCCGTGGTCTCAAAGCCTACTTTTTCCCATAAAGTAATTATGTGAAAATCCGTAACAATATCAAGATATACATTCTCCTCACCTACTGTTAGCTCATACTCATACTCAAAATCATATAGTTCTAATTTATTCATTACGACTCCTCTATCTGCTCAAAAAGCTTATTAACTATCTCCTCATTCGCGCAAAGTTCTCCCAAGAGTTCCCCGTCGCATAAAGCATGAATGAAATCTCTTTTCGTTATACAACCCCTCTCAAGTAACGATTCCTTGAGCAAGTGCATTTCTTTTTCTTCTTTTTTCATGTCTTTTAATCCTTTTTGTTGTTAGTTAAAATGCTGAATGAGGATTTTAGCTAAGGTACCAAGTTTACTAGTTGAGAGCATAATTCAGCATAGAGTTCTTTTGCATTAGTATCTCTATATACAGAACCAACACCCCAATGAGGTACATGGTAACAAGCACCAGCAAAACTATTATCACCAGTCTGGTAACATAAGCCTGATCCATCATCATTACAGCCTATAGTCAGTTGAATACTTGGCTGATCGTCTCCCTCTTGGATATAATCATCTTCAATTTCAGTAACTATTACGTTAATTAATGCTTTAAAATTATTAGCTTCCGATTCTAGTTTTGCTTGTACGTCTTCATAATTGTCCATGTTGTCCCTTAGTTGTTTAAATTTCTTTCTATATCTCTATTATACTCATAGTTAATAAGATGTCAATAACTATTAGTAAGCTTCTACTAATAAAACGTAAATAAAAACCTCTTTAAAACCTTTATGTTTGGTTAGTCATTCCAATAATCGAATAAGCCCTCTTTTATCAGCTGTTTACGTAACAAGTTTGCTATAGCCGAAGACATCGTAAAGCCTATAACATCGTTTTTCTTTATGTACGCTTCCAGCGCTTCGTGCAAAGGTTTTTCTACGGCAGTTTGCAAAGGTGTACGTTTTAATTGTTTTCTTCTCATGGTCCATGGTCCTTAAATAGTGCTAAAAGTTATTAACTCTCAATATTAAGGGCTTTTTAGCTCTAATTCCGCATTGATCGTCAATGGTGCATTTTAGAGTGAGTTCTTGGTGATTGTCAATAGTGGTCAATGGTGTTTTTTAGGTGTTTTTGGTGCATTTCGGTGTAAGTTATCGTAAATAGTGAGGGGTTAGGGTATTTTTACCATGGGCTATGGTTTATACAGTATGTTACGTAGTGATTTTAGGTGCTTTGGTGCCTTGTGGATATACCAGTATTTTCAATGATTACAGGTAGTTAAATACTAATTATGGCGATATCGGTGTTTTTACCATTTGGAACTATTTAACGGTTTTATTCTGGTGGTGTGTTGTGGTTTTCGTAAAAGAGAGTGTTTTTTAGGATTAGAGTCAATAGGTATAAAAAGGTAATATATTTTATAATCAGTAGATAACTATACTAAAAGACTAGGAATAAAGGTTAAACAACTACTGTTCTATATTTCATAATGAGTAGGTAAGTTACCGGAATTGTAAAGGTAAAGTGTATCACGTACCATGGTCCATGGTGTTTACAGCATGTTATAAATGAGGTTTTCAGCTCTTTTTACGGCTATATTTACTAGGTATAATAGAGCGTATGAATGTCAAAAGTGTTTTATGGTGTAAAGATAAAGTGTCGATTCCTGGTATCGCTCTTTACGACTATGAGAGTGAAATAGCGTTCCAAGTGTACTGCGCTGATTATTTACGCAAGAGGTATGAGCAGACAAAGGAAAGAAAGTATCAATACTGGCATCATTCGGCCAATGAACGTGAAAATGCGCGCGAGTCTTTTTATGCAAAGATGATGAGTCAACAGAAGGGATTCCCCGATCTTATTAATTGTGAAAGACGGATAGTTATAGAATTGAAAGTGAAGGGAAGAAAAGCAAGTAAGAAACAAAAGGAAGTGTTACAATACTTTAAAGATATTAAATGGCAGGCTGAAGTTATTCACTCGTTTGAGAGATTCAGAGATCTAGTTGAGTCTTAGTAGATCTTTTACGCTTTTTATCACTCGATTGAGTGAATTTATGAGAAGAATGAAAAAGACACACATCATTGATAAGATGACAATACAAAGGGAAGAAAGAATGAATAAAACTATACTCATTCCCTCTTTCATTATCTTCATTACGCTTTCTTTTTGGCTTTACTCTTACTTTTCGCTTTAGGCTTATTCTTTACGGCCTCAACAGCCCTTTCTTCTTTTGTTGGCGCATCTTTCACGATCTCTATTCTTCCACCATGTTCAATCGTCTCTCTTGTCTCAGCAAATGGAATATTTGATGCTTCTAATTCTTGATCGGCAAGCTTGTCAATGTCGTCCATTGAAGAAATAACTTCTTGAACCAATTTGATTTTAAGCTTATCAGCATCTCTTTTAAATTCCTGGAACTCATTTGGATCAAGAAAACACATGTGAAATGGTCTTACTATTTCTTCGCTATACGTGCATAGCCAGCCTAGTTCCCTTAGTTGTTCGATAGCATATATTGCCTCAATCTTAGTCTTTACGCCGGTATTTTGTTCGTTAATATAAATGGGCTTTTCAGGTCGATATCTTTGTATTTTCTTCACTGTGCTAGTCATGGTATAATATCCTTATTTAATAGGGTTATATTTATGGATGATAGTATACCACAAGAAATGACCATAGAAACACCTACAAAACCACTACCAAGAGACACGGCATCCGTTAAACAACGTCGAACGGCTCAAGTAAAGAAACATGCAACGATAGTGGATCTAGGGTTAAAAGATGTCCCATTAGTCGATATAGCTAAAATAGTGGACATGAAACCAGCGACGGTTAGATCTATAATGAATAGGTTTTCATCCGTTTTTCAAGATATTGATCACGTCGATGAGTATAGACAGAACAAAGCAGATATTATAGATGCACTTCAACTAGTAGCGCTAAGAACAGCATTCTCCGAAGCGAAGCTCAAGAAAGCGGGCTTTTCTGCACTAATAGCCGGTGTAAAGGAACTAAACAACATATCAAGGCTAGAAAACAACCAAAGCACAAGCAATCTTGCGGTATCGTTCGGTCAAGTAGGACTTACACAAGATGAGTAGACGATCAAGCCCTCTTTTACTTCCCGAGAACTGGAATTCTCGTGATGTAAGGATTGACCATGGACCATGGTTCATTGATACCCCTCTCTTGGCATGGAAAATATAATGGCAAGAGATGTGCATATGCAATTTGCGTGCCAAGAGGGGCGGGGGGGTAGCCGCCCATACCCCCGGGGGCGGTGGGCTGTATACGCCTATAACCCATGTACCACGCAAAATAATAATTTTCCCCCACTTTAAGGAAACCTGAATGAAAACAAGCGGTTGGGCATATAAAACACCCCTTGAGGGACCGAATGAGTCCCCAGATACCTTTACGGTCGATGATCGGGTGATAACGGTCAATGGAATGTCGTGGCAGAAGCGTTCAGACTGCAAATACAAACACAATTATTACGCTATTTTGGAAAGGATTGAGAAGGCCAATAAATTGACGGAGAAGCAGCGTCAGTTGCCCGAGAATAAGTTAGAGACGGAGGAAAACATCTTTAGAAACCTTATGCAGAGGGATTTATTCTTCATAGTTTACTTTGTTATGAAAAACCCCTTGGCCAATCATCCGTTTATCATTCAGGCTTGTAAAGAAATTGAGGAAACTGAGGGTGATACCTTAGAGGTGTGGGCTAGAGATCATTTAAAGACGACAATTATTAGTAAGGCTAGAGTTTGTCAAAAGGTGTTCAACGATCCGGAGAGAAGGATTGGAATATTTAGTGCTACTAGACCATTGGCCGTGAAGATTCAATCGGTGATAAGGGATATTTTTGAGAGTCCATTTGTTGTGAGATCTTTCCCTGATATTCTTTACGCTGACCCTAGAAAAGACGCGCCTAAGTGGAGTGAAGCTCCTGAGGGTGGATTGATTGTTAAGAGGGAAGGTTTTTATACTCCCCCTACTATTAGTGCGTGGGGATTGATTGATGGAATGCCTACTGGCTATCACTTTACGGACATGATTTTTGACGATATTGTTACGCAGGGGACGACTAGTCCTGAGATGATGAAGAAGGTGAAGGACAATTTTGACATGGCTGAGAACTTGAGTGCTCGGGATTGTCAGTTAACTGTTGTGGGAACATTTTATCGTCACGATGATCCGTTAGTTTATATTATGAACAAGACCGATCCATTGACCGGGGACAAGATGTTTTTGACTAGGAAGAAACCTGCGACGGTTGGTGGTGAGTTGAAGGGTAAGGCTGTATTCTCTCCTGAGAAAACCTTACAGAAGAAGCGTGCTGGTAATTTATATTACTTTTATTGTCAGCAGTTATTAAATCCTACACCGAGGGGCCAGGAGAAGTTAAACCCTGATCACATGCAAGTTGTTAGTCGAAGGGATATACCTTCTAGGCTATACAAATTTATGCTTATAGATGGTGCAGGCGATAAAGGGCGGCGGCAGGATAGGGCTGCGGATGCTTGGTCATTGATGGTGGTGGGGGTTGAGCCTTACCGAGATGAGTTAGGGTCTAGTAATGCTTATATTTTGGATGCTGTGATTAAGCCCATGAGTTTGGTGGAGGCTCAAGAGGAGGCGGTGGCCATGTATTCAAGAAACGGTAGGATTTTACGGCTTGGTATTGAGAAAGTTGGGATGAGTTCTACTGAGATTCATATTGCTGCTGCTTTAAAGGCTAAGGGAAAGCATATTAGTATTAAGCAGAAGAATTTGGTCATATTAAAACCTGGTAGTAGAAGCAAGCAATATAGGATAGAATCAGCATTAAGTTGGCCTTTAAAGAATGGAAAGTTACATATGTTACGGTCCATACCTGAGGAGTATCGGGAGAGGTTACTTACTGAGATGGAGAAGTTTCCTTCTTGGCATGACGATGGGTTGGATACTCTTAGCTACCTTTATGATATAATAAAGGTATACCGCTTTGGTCAGATGCCTGATGGCGAGGAAGAAGAGAGTGTTTACGACAGGGCTTTTAGGAAGTCTAAGGAGCGTGAGGGTGATGAGTTGGGGTGGATGCATTAGCGATATATCTCGGTAAGGGGTATTTGGTGCAAGCGGAAAAGTGGGTTGGATGCATTAGGTCAGTTAGGATAGTTAATGAATAAGGAATCATGCAAGAATTAAAGATTACTACTCCTCACGCTGACGGATCGTTTCATATAGCGTACATTAACTCAATGACGGGCCAGGGAGCATTGAGTGCATCTGGTAAAGACGGTCATACGCATCAATTACAGTACGATCCACCTAGAGATCCTGTTGAGGAAAGAGCACCGCAGATAGATCCCATGACTGGTCAACCGGCCATTAACCCTGAAACGGGGCAACCGGACCAAGGCCAACAGGCCGACCCAGGTAAAGAGGTTGGCACTTGGGTTGTTATGCCCAACTCACCGCAAGGAGCTGAAGGTCAGGTTCAGAGCAATGTACCACCTCAAGCACAGCAAGAATTTCACGAACACGAGTTGATTGATTACCCTAAAGAAAAATCTAAGAAATTAAATAAAGAGCAGCAAGGGACCAAGAACAAGGAACTCCTACAAGAATGTATGAGTTTATGGAAAGAGGGTCTTGCTCTCACTGAGGGTTGCAGAAAGCTTGGAAAGGAATCTGAGGATTTTTATCAAGGCAAACAATGGTCCGATATTATTAGGGCTGAGTTGCAAAGTAGCGACCTTGCAGCATTGACCATTAACGAGATAGCACCCAATGTTGATACCTTGTTAGGGTATCAGATGGAGCAAAGAACAGACATTAAATTTTTACCACAAGAGGGAGGTGATCAACGAGTAGCTGACATGATCAATATTGTGACTAAGAAGATTTTAGATGCCACTTCTTTTGCTAGAGAAGAGACTAAGGTATTTAAAGATGTTGTGGTAGCTGGTTTTGGTTCACTTAATGTTTACGTGGACTTTAACCAGACCATTCAGGGAGAGATTAAGGTTGAGAGATTCCCTTGGACTGATATTGTTTACGGCCCACACGAGAAAGAGGACTTGAGTGATTGTGAATATGAAGTTCGTTCAAGGATGTATAGTATAGCTAAGCTTGAGCAGCAATACCCTAAAAAGAAAAAAGAGATTGAGGCTAGTTATAATGCTCACAGTGGTCAATATCCTGATGTTGACTTAGGTGACAGTGATGATAATGCTGGAGGAACTAATACTGATTATAGAAATGCTCGGAAGATGGATGACCAGCGGTACACGGTTGATGGTTCATTGGCCTTGGTTGATGTTCAGAAAAAGCAATTCAGAGTGGCTCAGGTAGCACGTAAAATATACAAGGAAGTCTCAGTAATTTTTAATCAAGATGAAAACTATTTCTTTACGGCCCATGATTGGAGAGAGGAAGATGTTGCAGCGGCAGCTGGCCTCCCAGGGTTTCAAGCTATTACGCAAACTAAAACTCGCATGAGAATGACCAAGTTTATTGGTGGCGTAATACTCAGTGATGAGAACCCTGCTGATTTACCAGTCAATGATTTCTATACTGTTCCAGTTTACGGCTACAGGCAAAATGGCGAGTATTGGGGCAAGGTTGAATCTGCTAAAGACCCTCAGCGAGAAATAAATAAACGCCGTTCTCAGGTCATGGATATTTCTAATAAGTTGGGTGCTACTATTTATTATACTGAAGAGGACATGTTCCCTAAGAATAACAAAGAGCATTTTAAGAAAAACAGAAGTAAGCCTGGTGCTGTGATTGATGTTAATGATGTTAGTCGTGTTCCATTAAGAGAGGACGGTACTCCATTGCCCATGGCTCTTGTTCAGATTATGCAGCTAGACCAAGACAACTTACAGCGGTTAATGAACGTGGTAGTTGAGAAAGGTGGGGCTAATGAAAGTGGTGCGTTATTTTTAGAGCGTAAAAAAGGAAGGCTCACGGGTAATCAATTCTTATTTGATAACCTTAGTTTTGCTAAACAGCGTTTAGGTAAATTGATTGTTGGATTAATTCAAAGGTACTATCCTCCTGAGAGATTAGAGAGATTACTTAATTCGCAATTCGCAAAACAGAAATTCCAAATTGCTGGTGATGATTATGACCAGTATTCTCAGACTGAGATTATTGAAATGTTAGAGGGTGCGAACCTTCTTGAGTATGATGTGATTGTTTCTGAGAGTTCTTTTGCTCCGTCCACAAGAATGGGAATCGCTATGAGCCTGTTTGACTTAATGAGTCAGGGTGCGGATATTCCACCTGACCTCCCACTAGAATTTATTGATATGCCAGCTGATTTACGGATGAGAATTTCTGAAAGATTGCAGCAACAGCAAGAAGCTAGTCAACAAATTGCATCAGACACAAGTAATACCGAGATTAAGAAGACCGCTATCGCTAGTGGTGGCTATACTATTGACAAGGAAGAGGCTGCGGAATTAGGACTGGTTCCAACGTCTGAGAATCAAGCCTTGCCTAATCAGGGTCAAATAGCAGATAATGAAGGTACTCAGGAAATCGATTACGCCAACAATTTAGCTGGTTCACTCGCTGGGTAACAATTAGGAGACATATATGGAAGCAGAAGAAACTCTGACCGATCCAGCAGTACAAGAAGAAGTACAAGCGGAAACGCCAAACCAAGACGAAGATTTAGTGGATGTCCATGACGCTTCAGTTGAGGATTTAGACGCAGCAATAGAAGCAGCTCAAGCAGAAGAACTTGAGGCCGACTCTTCAGAAAATGTTACGCAGATACCTGACACTCCTTCCTATACGGAACAAGAGCCAGGGGTTACTCAAGAACCAGCACGAGCTGAGGCTCCGACATATACGCCGGAACAATCTCAACAACTTGAAGCTGATAATGAGAAACTACGAAAAGAGAATGAGAAGAAGGAACTCTTTATTCAGCATCGTGGGAACGAGCTTGGTACTCTGAGGACTGAATTAGCTAGGAAGAAAAACCAGCTAACAGACATTAGAGCTAGGCTATTCGATGGGCTTGAAGATAAATTCCATGAAAATCCAGTCGAGGCGGCAAACGACCGAGATCAGATTAAGGGAATAGATCAACAACTCAGCGATATCACTTCGCAAGATACTAGAGCGACCAACATTGTCGATTCGCAAACTTTCTTTTTACGGAACGTAGACACCAATAAAGTCGGCCTGGAAGATGTAGCTGAGTTGTTGAGGTCCGATGGACTGGAAGAAAGGCACGTATCAGGGTTTGTGAGCAACCCTTGGGAATTCACAACTCCTGAAGCCCTAGTTCAGATGGGGAAACGAGCTGAAGAAAAGAAAGATTTTGCAACCGCCGATCATGATCGCCGCATACTTGCCAAGCACGTTATGAAGCTGAATGCCGAGCTAGAACAAGCTAAAGGTCGCCCTGCACAGGTGATGAACCGAGTTCAGAAACAACTGAATCAGGCTCCACCACTAACAGCGGCAAGCCCAGCTGCACCGAACGGTGCTGTGAGCTTTGACCAAAGCCAAATCAGCGAGATGAGTAGTGCTGAATTGGATGAAGCTTTGAAAGCTGCTGGCCTAAACTAACGGTTTTGAATAAAGAGTTCCTGCTAAAATTTTAATTTAAGAGGAACTATGTCTAAAACTACATTTAGTACAAGTAATGCTCTCACCAAGAAACTTTGGGAAGAGAAGCTATTTCGTGACGTAGAGATCGAGTCTTACTTTGTCTCACGTTTTATGTCTGATGGGGAGAACAATGTTGTTCAAACTAAAACTGACCTCACTAAGAAACAAGGCGACCAGATTACTTTTGGTATCGTACCTAACCTGACTGGTGCTGGTGTTACTTCAGGCCAACAATTAGAAGGTAATGAAGAAGGACTTACTTCTTATGATTATTCAATCAGCCTTGAGCAGTATCGTCATGGTACACGCACAAAAGGTAAGATGGATGTTCAGAGAGCTATGTTCAGTATTCCAAATGTTAGCCGTGAAAAGCTAAAAATTTGGGGAGCTGAAAAGATTGATGCTCTTTTAGTAAGTGCATTACTTTTAAGTCCAACTAAGGTTCTTTACAGAGATGGAACTGCTGGTGCTTTTTCTGGCACAGGTACTCCTGCTACTGCAAAGGCTGCTCTTTCTGCTGCTAACTCAAAACTTACGCCGAACTTCATGTCTGCGATAAGAGTTTGGGCCAAGACTGGTGGAGCCGAGCAAACCTACCGTATACGTCCCGTCAAAATGGAAGGACATGAGTATTATATACTTCTTGTTAATCCTGCTTGTATGTACGACCTAAGAATTGACTCTACATTTCAAACTGCTCAGCGTGATGCTATGGAGCGTGGGAAGAATAACCCACTCTTTAGAGGTGCTACTGCTGTATGGGATAATGTAATCGTTCACGAAACTGAGCGTATTCCATTGTTCACTAATGGTGGTGGAGCTGCTGTAGTTGGTGCTTTTGCTGCATTGATGGGAGCACAGTCTCTTGTATTTGCTTGGGGAGAGCGTCCTAACACTGTTCAAGATTCGTTTGATTACGGAAATGAGCAAGGTTGGGCTTGGGAAATGATGTCAAAAGCTGGAAAGCCTGTGTTCAATAGTAAAGACTATGGAACAGTTGGAATTTGCCTAGCTGCGACTAACGTAACTACTGTTTAATTTTTATAAAGGATAATTATGACTACTTACGTAGGAACTAAAGCATCTAGTGGTACTCAGCCTCGGCTGTCTTGTCACAATGATACTATTTACGCTGAGTTCGATATTGCTGCTGCTGTAGCTACTGCTGCCGATGGTGGTGGTGGAGCTGGTGGTACAGCTTTCGCACTCAACGACCTCGTTGACCTAGTTAAGATTTCAGCCGGAGCTACTGTTTCGGAAGTTGTCTTATCAGTTGATGCGCTCGATTCCTCTACTGGAATCGTGCTCGCCGTTGGTGATTCTGACGATGTTGACAGATTCATTACTGGGGCAACCATTGGTCGCTCTGCTGCATCTGGTGTTATAAGGCTAAACAACCATGCTGGCCTCGCATACACTTATGCTGCTGATACTGTTATTCAGCTCAAGGTGACTACTGCTGCTACTGGTACTGCTAGTACTTCAGGCAAGATTCGTCTTGCGGTAACTTTCACTGCACAACAATAAGAACTAACTTCTAGGAGAGAGGTGATGCCTCGCCTCTCTCCTTTTTTTTGGATAGATCCCTATGACTGATTTTGATTACGTAGCCACGCGAAATGAGATAATCGAAGGTGCGTTTCGGATTCTGGGTGTTATAGAAGCTTCCCAATCTCTTACAGGAAGAATGCTGCAGCAAGGCGTAAAAGCATTAGAGTTATTGGTGAAAAGTTGGAGTAATGAACATCTTTTCTTATGGAGTTTTGATGAGACTAGTTTTCCTACCATCGTAGACCAAGCACTTTACTCTGTTACGCTTGACCAAGATATTATTGGTTTAGATAAAGCTTGGTATATAGACACAAACGACTACAGACAAGAGATGGAAGTGGTTAGTTATAGCCGCTACCTAGATATCAGAGAGCAAGGAACTGATTTAGGTTATCCTAAAGTATTAACCTACAAACCAACTCCTGAACCTACTTTTTATGTCTGGCCTAATCCTAGTGAGATAAGAACTATCAAAGCTTTGGTTATTCTTCCATTAAAAGACATGGACGATGCTGATGCTCACGGTGATATTCCTGCAAGATTCCAAAGAGCATTAAAGTATGGTCTGGCAGAAGATTTATTCGACGAATACCCAGGGCCGATGAATGAAAGAGAGTATATTCAGAATAAGGCTTTCGATTTATTTAGAAAAGCAAGAAAATTTGACACTCCCGTAGAAACGAATGATGAAGTTCGTAGTTTATATAGTAACCGTAGGTGAATATGTTTAAGAGAATTATATTTTTACTCATCCTTTTACCAGCTCTTGCTCGCGCTGACACTCCCGAACAAGTAGATTTCTTAGTTGGTGGGGTTACTGACTCAAGCGGAGATCCTCTAGCTTCAGGGAAGGTTTATACATATTCTGCCGGGACTACGAGCAATAAAACTACTTGGCAAGACGCTGCAAAAACCACTCCTCACGCCAATCCGATTATACTTGATGGTGAAGGGAAGAAACTTGTTTTTGCTGATGGGAATTATAAGTTCAAAGTTGATAATTCGGCTGACGCTACTCAATATACTTTAGATGGTCTTAAGTATGGCTTGTATAGTGGAGGAAGCTCTACTTACGCAGGGTCTACCACTGGAAGCTCTAATGCATATGTCGCAACCCTCACCCCGGCTCTTTTAGCTCTTGATAACGGAGCTAGGATAACTTTTGAGGCTAATCATTCTAATACTGGAGCTGCAACGCTTAACGTAAACGGACTAGGAGCCAAGGGGCTTAGATATTCTAATGGGGTGGCGCTCACTGGTCGGGATATAATCTCGGGGAATACTTATACGGCTGTTTATAAGTCAAGCTCAGCCACTTGGAGGCTTCAAAGTCAATCTACTCCTGCTTGGACTAGCTGGACTCCAACTTTTACACCCTCTGGGAGTATGACATTTACTGCGACAACCTTAACCTTTGCTCGCTACTACCGAGCAGGTAAAATAGTTTACTACTCTCTCTACATTACAGGAACGGTCGGGGGGACTCTTTCGACTTCAATTAAATTCACACTCCCAATTACAGCAGCGAACGCAGGGATAATGTCCTGTGGGGTAACGATATTTGATAACGGCGCTTTAGCGAGTGGTTTCATTAGTAAGGTTAGCACCACAGAGCAAGCGACTAGTCGCTACGATAGTGCGGCGTTTACGGCTGGAACAGTTTATTTTCATTTGAACGGCTTCTACGAGGCGGCGTAATGAGAGCTGCCGAGGTCGATGTACCACTTTTTAATGGAACATATAAGAACGTAGATGAGACAGTTTCAAACGACCAGAGCTTTTCTCTTATCGACGGATACCTTGACGAAGCTCCTAGTATTAGCTCTCGCCCTGGCCTTAGTAATCTTTCTACGCTGATTACCCCTGGCCCTATTGATGGAATGCATTACGTTGATGCTTTAGAAAAACTTTTCGTAATTTCGGCTGGGGAGTTATCCTACTTTGATCTTGCTACATTCACCGAGGTTCAACTAGGGGGACTAGGTTCAAACTCGGGACTGAGGCCATCATTCGCATACGATGGCACGAACCTTTATTACGCAAACGGCGGCAGGATTGCTTTCACTGATGGGGTAAATGCCCCAGCGTATATATCCGACACAGACGCCCCTACTCAAGTTACACATATAACAATGATTGATTCTTACTTAATCGCAAACAGTGTTGGTAGTGATACGTTTTATTTTTCTAGCCCTGGTGACGGGACCACTTGGGCGGCACTAGATTTTGCTACAGCTGAAGCTTTTCCTGATGTGAATAATGCATTACACAGATTCCGTGGCGAGCTGTACTTGTTCGGTAGAGAGAGCCTAGAAATTTGGGAAGACGATGGCCAGACTCCGTGGGCTAGGGTTAATGGAGGAAGTTTTGATACTGGTTGCGTAGCACCATACTCAGTAATTATTACAGAGAATGAAATTTTATGGTTATCGGACCAGAGAAAGTTCTCTAGTTTTTCAGGTAGTCAGATTGAAATTATTTCTACTCAGTTTGATAGAGAGATTGAAAGCTTTGCCGTTGTTTCTGATTGCACTAGCGATAGGTACGAGTTATTAGGAAAGACTTTTATTGTTTTTCAATTCCCTTCCGAGGGAAGAACTATAGTTTTTAATCTTACCGATAAGAATTGGAGTGAGTGGGGTTACTGGAATCTGGGTGGAGGATTTCACGAAGCGTTCATAGGGGCTTGTCACGTGAAAATTCCTGATGACGGAAGAAACATTGTAGGAACTAGAAAAGCTGACGGTAAGATTTTTCAGATGAGCGAAGAGTTTTTTACTGACGATGGTAATGTAATTAATATGATTACTAAGTCTGGCCATATTGATTATGGAACGAGTAACGCTAAGAGAAACAAGAGGCTCTCCATGAGAGTGAAGAGAGGTTATGTTACTGACGCAACTAATCCAGTAGCCACTATGCGTTTTAGAGATAATAACATGGAGTGGAGTTCTGAAATAGAAATTGATTTAGGCTTAAGCGGAGATTACGAGAACATTCTCCGCTTTCACAGAACAGGACGTTATAGGACTAGACAGTATGAATTTAAAAGCTCGGCGGCGGTGGGGTTTACTTTCTCAGCGGCTAAAGAAGAAGTGGAAATATTGGGTAGGTAGAATGGCTAGAAGGCAAAGGACACCTAGAGTATTTGGTAGCTTTCTTGATAGGAAGGCTCGTCAGGCTGAGGACAATATTGCTGGTAAGGGTCGTTGCAATATTTTTACGGTAGCAGACTTAAGTCAAACTGGATCGGGGACTCTTTACTCAAAGACCATTACTACTAATTTCTTTAGAAGCACTGGCGATTCATTACACTTTACGATGTTTGGTAATGTGAGTATTGCAGGGGGGAGTCAGGCCGAATTTTTTCTAACATTAAGAGAAGAGGACGGAACTCTTTACGCACCATTACTAGGCTCTGGGGTTGTTAACGGACCGATAAACTCTAATTTTTACGCCAACGCTTCTCTATACTTAAATACAGATAAGAAATTTAGTGGCGGTGGCGTGATGAGTCTTGAAGGACTAACTCCAGCCGTAGAGAATTTAGGAGCATTATTTACCTTTACGTCAAAGAAGTTAACTATCGGAGTAGAGGTGATATCTACAGCAGGGGTTCCTCTCTCAGTCAATTACTTATCCGCAGAATTTGCACCAGCAGTAATAAAATAGGGTTATTTACCCATATTTTAAGGTGTTTTAACTAGACTTTAAAGAGTGTATAATACGTTTAGAGATTTTTAACTTAAAGGGAACCTATGAAATACTTAATAAAACTATTACTTTTACTACTTCTTATACCTGGCGTTAGTTATGCACAGGATAACATCAGTCAGTCCACAGGCATAATTGGCAACGGTAGGTTGTTGGGTGCTAAAACTTTTGATGGCCAATCTACTGTTGGGGTCTTAGGTATTGACTCCGATGGAAATACTTCCCTTGAGGCTTCTTCAGGGAAGGGCGTTTCTCTTCCTCAAGGAATTACTGGTGCTACTACTATCAGTGGAGATTTAACAATCCATGCAAACATAGATGCTACTGGGGATATAAAGATGTCTGGAACGGGTAAGACCTTAGCCATCTCTACAACTTCAAGCTCAGTAGCATGTATGGGAGGGGCTACTCCGAACGGGACTACTCCAGTAGCGGTAACTACTTCATGTGCCGTAGCTGGTTCATATGTAATATTTATGCGAAATGGATCTGTTACTAACCAAGGAAGCATTAGCTTAACTACTGCTCCTACTGGAACAGGTTTCTCGTTTGCGAGCGAGAACGCTTCTGACACTACTGCTACTGTTAGGTGGCTAATCATAAAAGATGGTGGTTCTTAAAAAGGGGATAT